TTCAGAAAGCAGTTACACAACATGGTCGTAGTTTTGATTTGTGGGCTAACTACTACGGTAATGCTGGTGCAGGTGATGCACAAGGTGACATTATGTCCAAACTTACAACTCTTCGCATGTTCTGCGATAACCCACAATTAGTACATATATCTGCTTGTTTGTTTATGGATGATAAGACTGCTGGAGGAAGTCGCTATTCCGCAGACATTATTTCTCGTGGAATGCTTTCAGGTAAGTACAACACTCCTAAGTTAGATGCTGTACTTCAGTACATTGAAGATGTTCTTAATGAAGACCCTAAAAACAAAATTGTATTGTTTTCATTTTTTAAGAACAATCTTAAACTTATTCAAGAAGCAACTAAACACCTTACTAACAGCGTATTGTTTATGGGTGGAATGGATACTTTATCTAGAGATAAAGCCAAGCAACAATTTGCTACAGACCAGAACACAAGGCTGTTCTTGTCATCTGATGCTGGTGGTTACGGCGTAGACTTACCCGTGGCTAACTACTTGATTTCCTATGACCTTCCTTGGAGTGCTGGAAAATTGGACCAAAGAGAAGCCAGAATTATCAGGTTGTCATCTGAGTTTCCACACGTTAATATCGTGTCATTCGTTATGAAGGGCAGTATTGAGGAAAGACAATACGAAATGTTGCAAGAGAAGAGAAACATCAATAAAGCCTTTGTTGACGGTGGGTACGACAGTAAGGGAAACTTTCAACTGAACTTAGGCGCACTGTCTTCGTTCTTAACAAACAGCGAGGTATAACATGGCAAAGATTGTACGAGAAACACCAGCATCAGAATTTGATGAAGCGCATGCACGGCGAGTAGTTGAAGACTATAAAAACCACAAGTCGCTACTTGACCAAACCCAAAAACGAACAGACGCTCTTAAGGCACAATTGACAGACATGTTGGTCGCACATGGTAAGCCAGACGAAAAAGGAAACATCTGGATTGACCTTGGTGATGTAGAACTTAAGCGTGAACGCCGTATCTCCAAGTCATTCAATACCAGTGCTGCTGAAGCATGGGCTAAAGAGAATGGTCACTGGGATACAGTTAAAGAAGTGATTGAAGTTCTTAGTGAGGACAAGTTGCTTGGTCTTGCTTGGAATGACGAAGACATTCAAGAAAAAGTTAAAACCTTTTATGTTGAGAAAGAAACTTGGGCATTAAAGGCATAGACGATTTCCTTGGGGACTTGCCTAACTACCCTGGTAAGAAGCCGCCCAAAAACAGGGCAGGCAGTAAACCAGCAGTTAACGATGACCCATTTGTTTTTCTTCACGCAACCTATTACACGGTTCGTGGAGAGAAGACAGCCTTCTACACCGTAGGTGAGGTGGCTAAAGCCCTAGATAGGAAACCAGGAACCATCAGGAAGTGGGAAGAACGTGGGTTTATACCTACTCCTTCATTTAGAACCGCTACCCCAGATGGGGAACAAATTCCTGGAAAACCTTTGAAAGGGCGTAGGTTATACAGCAAGAAGCAGGTAGAGTTATTGCTCTACTCAGTTGAACACTTTGGACTCAACAATCCACGAGGAAAAGGTGCAGATTGGGTAGGCTTTAAAAAACACATAAAAGAACACTGGTCAAATTAACACTGAAAGAGCAAGGTACATCATGTCAAATTATGACGATTACGAAGATGACGAGCAAGAAATCACACCGAAGAAAACAGAGGCTGTTAGCGCACCTACTGCATCTAAAACCATTAAGCGTGGTTGGGGTGCAGCAGACCGTGTACAAGAAGCAGCATCTCCATACGCACAACGATTTAAGGTAACTGAAGACACACAAGTCATTAAGTTCTTGGAAGACGAGCCGTATGCATCGTTCCGCACACACTGGATTGATGGTCGCCAAGGCCAGAAGTCATTTGTTTGTCTGCACGATGACCCAAACGGTTGCCCACTTTGTGATGCAGGCAATCGCCCAAGCACCAAGTTTGCATTCAACATTGCTGTACTCAGCAACGAAGAAGAAGCAATTGTTAAGTCGTTTGAAGTTGGCGTTCGTTTGATTGACCAACTTAAGAACTTCCACCTTGACCCACGCCAAGGACCTTTGTCCAAGAACTACTGGGCAGTATCCAAGACTGGTAAGGGAGCACAGACACAAACCATTTTGCAGATGGTGCGTGAGCGTGACCTTGAAGAGTGGAACCTCAAAGCATTTGACGAAGACACTATGAAGGTGTTGAAGAATAATGCTTACGACCCAAGCATTATCAAGATTCCTACTCGCACAGAACTGTTGGAAGTAGCAACAGACATTCTTGACGCTCAGTAGGATTCATGCAACAAACGGTACACACCGTTGAAGAGTTGCATGAACTTGTTGAGGTAGTTACAAAGGCAGGGGAGTTCGCCTTTGACATTGAGTCCCGTGGGGTGATTGAGCGCCATGATGATATCAATGCACTTTTTACAAAAGAGTGCAAAGACCACATCGCAACACTCAAGAACCCTACGGACTCTATTGTCGCTTCATCAACAGAAGCAATTCGCCAGCGTTACCTCAAAGATTTGGCATTAGACCCGTTACGCAACGAAGTCTTTTGGATTGGGATTGCTACGTATGGTCGCTCATGGGCTATTCCAATGGGTCACCTTCTTGGCGAGATTATTGTTCCAGAAGAGCGTGGTGATGGTACAACCATTCCACCACCTGGATATCGCAAGGTAACTGTAAGCGGTAAGGAGTCAATGGCTAAAGCCAAGTATGTGATTCCTGGCGTGTACTCAGAACCACCACAACAGTTATCTAAATACGAAGTGTTTGAAGCGCTTCGCCCTATATTCTTTAGTGAACTTACAAAGGTAGGACACAACGTAAAGTTTGACGCTCGTTCTATAAAGAAGTATTACGGAGAGTTACCTCCAGGCCCATATGTTGACACAATGATTCTCCAACATCTGGAAGATGAGAACTCTCAATCATTTTCGTTAACCAACTTAATTGCTCAAAACTTTGGTGGGCATGACGCTTACGCCAAAGAAGGAAAACTTGGTGCTGTCATTAACACAGTACCCTTTAGTTCTGCGGCTAAGTACGTTCACTTAGATGCTCGTTGGACATGGATGCTGTACTCAAAGTTACGAGCAAAACTTAATATGCATGAAGAACTCCAGCCTGCAATTAAACAGGATATGGAAGTGCTTCGTGTACTCATGCTGATGGAAGATGAGGGCATTACAGTAAACACAGCCTCACTTAAACTGCTTCGCAAAGAGTTAGACAACAAGATTAGAGAGTGTCTCTTAGACATTGTGGACAACTCTTATGCTGGGTTTAACCCAGACTCTAACAAGGACAAACAAACCTATTTGTTTACGGGTAAACGAGCAGGTGGGCTTGGTCTTAAACCAACTAAGAAAACTAACAAGGGTGCTCCGTCTGTAGACAACGAGGCTTTGGAGAAGTTAAAAGATAAGCATCCACTAATCCCACTGTTGTTGAACTATGCGGAAATCCAAAAGATGAAGTCAACATATGTTGATGGTCTTTTGCCTAAGTTGAACAACGGTAAGTTACATCCGTCTTTTAACTTGCACCGAGCCGCAACTGGTCGTTTGTCTTCGTCTAACCCGAACTTGCAGAACATCCCACGAGATTCAACTATTCGTAGTTTGTTTGTTCCACCAGATGGGTACACAATGCTTGTGGCTGACTATGACCAGATTGAACTCCGAGTAATGGCTATGTTTAGCCAAGACCAGCAGTTGCTTCGCATTTTTAGAAACAACGAGGACATTCACGCCGCAACTGCGGCTGCTGTATTTAAGAAACCCGTAGGCGAAGTGTCATCAGAAGAACGACAGATTGGTAAGGGAGTAAACTTTCTTACCGCATACGGTGGTGGTTATGCAAAACTTGCCCGTACTACAGGCATTGACGATGAGCATGCTATGGAAATTTTGAATAATTACTATAAGAGTTTTGCAGAACTGACACGTTGGAAGCAACTTGCTATTACCAAAGCCGCACGAGTTGGGTATGTAACTACCTTGACTGGTCGTAGGCGCAGACTTCCAGACCTTTTGTCCAAAGACTCGTTCACACAGTCACGAGCACAACGGCAGGCTATTAACGCCATCATTCAGGGAAGTGCCGCAGATATTTGTAAGCAAGCCATGATTGACGTAAACAAAGCCTTTGTAGGAACTAATGCCAAGATGCTGGTACAAGTACATGACGAACTTGTTGCAGTTGCCCCAGAAGAAGATGAAAACTCTGCAATGTCCACCCTAGTTACTGCTATGGGCCACGATAGGAGTATTATGGGAGTCACACTTAAGGTGTCTTGTCATGCAGCAACGAACTGGTCGGAGGCAAAAGGAAAATGAACGATATTGCAGAAAAGAGAAACTTTTGCCTGATGCTTTCCTTTCCTGGTGGACAACAGATTGCTCAAAGTGTTGGGATGACTCCACCTTCTCAAGAAGTACAGGAATTAGAAGAACAACTTATTGACGACCAATGGGAATTACTACATGACTTTGGTATCTATGATGAGATTGAAGAGTCAGTAGAATGGTTTACTGAGGTGTTGTCCAAAACAATGGATGATGAAGAATTACCACCCCCTGCTATGCTTGAAGGCTCCAAGGGGGTACTAGTAGCATTTGGTATGGCTCTCGTACAAAAGATGTTAGAAAACCAAGTTATTGCGTTAATATCACCTGTAGAATAAGGAAGAACAATGAGTAGTTGGTGGGATAGAAAACTAAGCAACGCACCCCAAGAAGAGCGTAGGTCATTGCCTACAGAACGTGTGGTGCTTCCAGCATTACAACAGCAAGCACAACAGCGTGTGATGCAGTCACCGTTACAGCACCAAACTAATGTGGCACAGCAGGTTGACCCCAATGGTCAAACAGATATGGGCAGTGCTATTAGGAATTGGAAGGGTGGAGAAGCACATCGTGTAGACGGAAATCAAACTTGTCCACGTTGTGGAGGTAATAAAGTTTTTAGTCGCTCAAATGCATCAGCAGGTGGTAAAGTACCTGCACCAAGATGTTTTGAATGTGGGTGGAACTCACTTTACGACCAAGGTGAACAATCTAACTGGGTATAGGAGAACAAGTGGAAAACAATTGGGACAGTCTGTCTTCAATCATTAATTCAGTAAACAAACAATACGGTGCAGGAACAATTGTTAAGGGTAGTGAAACCCGTGGCAAATTAGACCGTATTTCCACGGGCATTTTGTCATATGACTTGATGCTTGGTGGTGGCTGGCCTGTAAACCAATGGAGTGAAATCATTGGTGAAGAGTCTTCTGGTAAGACTGCACTTGCGTTTAAAACCATTGCAACTAACCAAGCAACTAACCCAGATTTTATTTGTCTGTGGATTGCTGCCGAAGAGTTTGTTCCTGAGTACGCAGAGTCAATTGGTGTTGACCTAGACCGTTTGTGGATTGTTGAAACCAACATTATGGAACAGGCGTATAACTTGGTTATCAACGTCATGGCTAACCGTGCTGTTGACATGATTGTTATTGACTCACTACCTGCGCTTGTTCCAGATGATGAGTCCGAGAAGATGATGGAAGAGTTCACCGTAGGTCTTGGTGCTCGTCTTACATCTAAGTTTTTCCGTAAGTCATCAGAGGCTCAGAAGCGTTCACTTATTACGGAGGAACGCAACTGCACTGGCTTGATGATTAACCAGTGGAGACAAAAGATTGGTGTTATGTGGGGTGACCCACGTACTACCCCAGGTGGTCTTGCAAAGAACTTTGCATACTTCTGCCGTGTTGAAGTAAAGCGTGACGAGTGGTTGAAAGAGAAAGATGAAGTAGTAGGGCAGACCATTAAGGCTCGTACACTCAAGAACAAGACATATCGCCCTAACCAAAGCGCTGTCATTGATTTCTATTTTGCCCAAACACAAGGGTTTGCGAAGGGTGATTACGATACTCTCAAGGACATGTTGAACATTGGTATTGCGGTAGACATCATTACTCGTGCTGGTGCGTACTACTCATTTGGGGAAGGTCGCTGGCAAGGTAAAGACAAGATGCTTGACGCATTCCGTGAAGACCTTGATATGCAGAAGGATTTAATTGCCAAAGTTGAAGCACACTACGGTGTGGCACGGTGAGGATTATAGGAAAGGACCCAGCAGATGACAGAAGGAACATTAATAAAGCGTCTGTTAAACAAGAGAAGCGAACCGCTAATTCGTACAAGGGAAGCCGTAATGCTCGCTCTGGTGCTGGTTGGCTTCGCAAGAATGATGTTCGTGCGGA